TCTTAAATAATAGAGCGACTACATTTGTAGCTTAAAAACATGATTAAACCGCTATTCTTAGGAGTAGCGGTTTTTCTTTTTGTTTAAGAAGGGGCAAATAAGGGGCAAACTATTTGTAAATTTTATCCAGGACGTCAACAACTTTTGACTTGATATTCTTGGTGACATGGGTGTAAATTTCCATTGTCGTCTTTCCGTTGTCTTTATGTCCGACTCTTTGGGTGATGGCTTTTAAGGGGATATTGTTTTCTGCAAGCGTACTGATAAGAGTGTGTCGTAGAATATGAGGATGTAGCGGTTTATTAATCGGATTCTTTAGAGTCGCATTAGCATTCTTCATTAACTTACCAATGCTTGATTTGTGAATTGGAATACCGCTAGGTGAAACGAATATAAATCCCATATCTTTATAGTCTGGATTCGTATTTTTTCTTAATTCATGCAGCTCTATAAATTCTTCAATGATTTCAATTTCTTTATTCGTTAAATCAACCACTCTGACAGATGATAAGGTTTTAGGAGTTGTTTTGACACCTTCGGAACCTTTACGAGTTGGATCTAGAGTTCCGTTGATAGTGATGGTACGGTTCTTCTTATCGTAATTTTCAAATTTAAGCGCACCAGCTTCACCGACTCGGCAACCATTCAAAGCCATAAATTCAGCCATACGAGCAACATGATACCCTCTATTGTATTTTTTCATAGCTTTTAACAATCTTTTTAATTCGCTTTGTTCAAGAAATTTGTCTTCAATACGTTCCATATTTTCGTACGTTACGACTTGTTTTGGAAGTCTGACACGTTGAATAGGGTTGCTATCAATCAACTCTAAATCTTGAGCGTACTTGAATACCATACTTAGTACGGATTTATGCTTTTTTAATTTGATATGATTTTCTTCTGAGTCCGTGAAATATTGTTGAGCGTATTTAGCAGTGATGTTTTTTATTTTTATCCCTGGAGCAAAATTTTCTTTTACCTCATCAACAGCGTATGCCATTGTTTTTATCGTAGAAGCTTTTATGGACTTTTTATGAAGTTCCCACCAGTCGTTTAGAACAGACTCAAAAAGCATATCAGTAGTAGTTAAGCTTTGTAATTTATCGGCCATCTTTTCATCCAGTTGTTTCTGAGCTTCCTTCTTTGCCCTTGCTGTACCAGAATTAAGAGTGACAGAAACTCTTTTCCATTTCTCGGTGTATGGGTCTTTATAACGTTCAAAAAATTTAAATTTTCCGTTGGAAAGTTCTTCCATCCACATTGATTTTACCTCACTTTTTTGATAAAATGGGTACAAGAAAACGACCTTTTGAATGGTTGTTTCTTATACAGGATATCCTCACATCTTTGCTTGCAGGCGGTGTGGGGATTTTTTTATTTTATTTCAGCAACGAAAAAATAAAATGAAGAAGTGGTATCAATACAAATAGTGACATAATCAGGCATCCGATTCCTCCAATGACACCCCCACAGCCTTGTAGTGCTTGCCCACATCCTTGTAAAGCTTCTCCAGATTGAGTAAACCCACTATTTTCTACATGACTTTCAAATGAATGAAAAATCGATTTTATTTCATCTGGATTATATCGTGTTCCACATTTTAGACAACGATCGGTGTGATATGTTAATAAGAATGTTTTGTTACAATGTGGACAAATATACTTTAATTTCATATTTTCTAAATCCATCTCAATTCTCCTTTCTTAATTTAATAACGCTTTATATTCTTCCTTGACCATAACCTCTTTGGATATGGGTTTTATCTATTTCTGTATACACTGACAACTTCCCCGATAGTTCGGATATCGTCATTTTCTGACAAGTGGATTTCCTCGTAACCACTATTTAGACTTTGAAGATACCAGGAACCGTCATAATCTCTTTTAAGTTTCTTAACGAAGTTCTTGCCATTAATTTGGAAGATACCGATTGAGTTGATATCTACCTGACTGGTAACTTTGATGAACAATAGATCATTATCTTCAATGAGTGGTTCCATACTATCGCCTGCCACTTTAGCGATTGTGTCATAGCTATCTGGCACATCTTCAGCTCTGAGTTTGACTTCCATGTGAAGATTATCTTCCTGAAATGTTCCGTGACCTGCTGCAACCAATCCCTCGACATAGTCTATAATGTAGTCATCGTTTTTATACTTTTCTAAGACAGTGGTTGTTTTCATGCTGACTTGCTCGTTTAGTAGAGCAGTAGCATAGTCGACTACTTTTTCTTGACGATCTTCGTCTAATTGGTTGAAGATGGTTAGAATTTCAGCCTGATCAATATCAATGCCGTTAAAATAATCTAGCGGGACATCGAAATAATCTGCAAGGATTTTGACAGATGATAGTCTAGGTTCCTCTCTATTATTTTCCCATTTTGAAATTTTACCTTTATTGAAATTGATAGTGTCAGGGTATTTCTTGTTCAATATATCCGCTAACTCTTCAAGAGTTAGATTATGGCTTTTTCTAAGCTCTTTTATTCTGTTTCCTATCATGATGTTGTTGCTCCTTTTCTATAGATAGAATACCATAAAAGTTTCGTTAACGCAAATTTTTTTAAAAAAATTAAAAAAAGTTGTTGACAACGAAAAAATAAAAGTGTATACTTAACTCATAAAATAAAGTTGCGAAAACGACAACTTAGAAAGGAGAGGTCTATGGAGGGTTCACTAGTACTGGATAAACCATACCACAATTTAAAAGGTATCATCGTTTCTAAAGGTTTGAAACAGAATGATATTGCTAAGAAATTGGATATGGATAAATCAACATTGAGCATGAAACTCAATAGATACCGTGGCAGAGATTTTACATTCTCAGAGGCAAGCAAGCTGGCAGAGCTACTAGGTGTCAAGATGGAAGATTTCTAGTAGTATTTTTTTACTCTTAAAGTTGCGAAAACAACAACATAGAAAGGAGGAAGGATGAAAGAAAATATAGAACACCTTCATGAACGCATAAAGTATTTTCAGTCATTGATTACTTATATGTCTGAGCATGAGAAAAAGTATTATTTAGAAAAAGATTGGTTCGATAACCCAACTCTAATTTCTATAAAAGACGCAAAAAAAGAAGTAGAACAAGCTCAGAAAATGCTTGGACTACTTCCTGGTCGGTCTGTTATGGGATGTATTTTGCAATTACTGCACCGATTATTCCACCTAGGATAAGGTTTATAATCCATAGAATCATTTGTCCATAAGTTGTTTCTTGAAAAGTGGAATAAAGCCCCTTAACTGTTACTCCCCTGATTGCCCATACAGACACGTTGGTCTTCAATGTTTTATTGATAGCATGTGTAACAAATGTGGAGAACAGATTAACTTTACTCGAAGTTGACATACTGAGTTTAACGTATTCCCCATTGTCGAAAGCTTCAGCTTCATCTTTGCCGGTAAGAAATTGTTTCGGATTGAAATTATTCAAATGTAGTAGTTTTTCAATGTGTGGATTCTCAATGTAATTACCACCATATAGTAATTTGAACAAATGACCAAGATCTATTTTCTTGTCGTTATCAATAGCAACCGGTGAACCGCCAAGAACCATGAATCGTTGTTCTAGAGCATTGAAACCAAAGACACTATCTCTCATATTCCAGTGAATCCAAGTTTTATCGGAATTTTTATCGACAAATGCAAAGAAATCTTTTAGCAATTCTTTTTCGATAATTCTGTAATTCTCATCTGTAATAGGGGTGTTCAACATTTCAGAGTATTGATGAATTGAAAAGTTATTCGTTTGAGCGTTATTAAATTGACGAACGGATATCGATGCAATTCTTGGACTTTTACCTTCTAGATTGTAGAAGCTTTCGCACGAATAATGAATAATGAGATATTTTTCTGGTTTATTTTCGATTTCTTTCAATATGTTAGAAGCGTATTTGTAATCTGTGTATCGGGACATCTTTAACCTCAGATAATATTTGTTATTAATCATTATACCAAATTTAGAAAGGAATACTATGAAACCAAACCGATATCCGTATAGTGGGAAAAGAAAAAAGCCTATCGGTCAATCGATAGACTTACTAACAAGAATTAGTACACTTGAATCTCAAGTGATCAATCTAGCAAATCATGAAATATTTAAAATGCCATCTTCACGTTCTTCAACTGTATAGCCAGCACTTATGCATTCAGCGATAATTTCGTTTTTAGGGATATCATAAAGTGCAGGGTCTACGCAACAAACTTTGAACAATGGATTTCTTAGACTACTCTGGATAAAACGATCTAAATCATCCCAGTTATAGTTAGGGTAAATCTTTTGAGGTCTGGGTTGTAAACGAGACATAGTTCTCCTCCTTTCTATTGAATTTTTGACTAAAACGGTGAGAGGTCCTAGTCAAAATTATTATATCAATTTAAGGGAGAAAAACATCCGTCTCAAGACTGATATATAGGAGGTTGTATGGAAGATAAAATCATCGAACTAGCTGATTACTTTATCAGCGAAAATGCAACATACAGAGAAGCTAAAATAGCGTGTGAGAAGCTATTAAAACAAGTTAGCCATGAGATAGAGCTCAGGGCAATGGAAAGTAAAATTCCTAAACAAAAAAGCACCTAACAAAAGTCAGGCGCTTACCAAAATAACTAACTGAATTATATCACAAAAAGAAAGGAAAATCCATGCCTAAAGCAGAAATTACTTACAAGCCAGTAGGAATTAACGAAAAGGCCACACATGGTGACTACAAACACCTTTGCCAAATGTGGGAAGGTCTGACAGTTGGAACTGCTAAAATTTGGGCTACTGAGATGCGAGAACACCCCGATTTTAAACAGTTCATTGACAATCCAACACATAAGCTAGTGTTTATCAATTATGAAGGTTTTCGATTATTCGTTAAATGGAAGAGCAGAAATCGTTATCGTTCAAAAAAAGAGACACTAGCAGAAATGCTAGTAAATCTTAAAAAAGAAAAACAATTGGGATTTTAACATGAAGTTACTAGACAAACTTACAAAATGGTTTTTTTCAACAACCAAAATCGAAATCAACCAAGATTGGCGATTAGTCGCATTAGACTTGAACCGTGAATTGATTGAAGCACGAGAAGAAAATAAAATACTTTATCAGCGTATCGCTGACCTGGAAAAGTTATTAGAGGTGTAGAAATGTATATCATATCAATCCATGTCAAGAATACTGAAACTGGAAACGAGGATTTCAGTTTGATTGGAAGTGACTTTTTGCCAATTGGCAAGCAAGATTATTCAGCTACTATTTTCGAGACGAAAGAAGAAGCTATTGATTATTTGAAGTCAGCTTCGTATGAAGCTACAGGTGCTTACGGTAATGACTGGGAATTCCAAGACAAGACTTCGTCTGGAGTGAGTTCCCATTGTCGAATTTGGAAAGTAGAAAGATTAGAGGTATAAAGCATGACAGAACCAACTTTAGCAAGCCAATTTTTTGGAATTGCAACAATCATGACTTGCTTATTCGTTACTTTACTATTGATTGCAAATAGTGAACAGAAAACAAGACGACAAAAAGAAGAACAAGAAAAACTAGATAAAGCAATTATTGACGTTTATCAACAAGGCAGAAATCAATTCAACAATATCGCAAGGGAAAACATTCGTAATTGCGATAGAAAATTCACGTTTGACACACAAGCGCCCGTAGGTCTTAGACCTGACTTACTAGCGCTACCACAACCAAAGGAGCAATAGAAATGAAAAAATATGAATTATTAGTAGAAGACACAATCACTTTTTTTGGAGTTCAACTTTTTAGAATTAAGGCTTTAATTTCGTTTAGTGGAATTGGAAAAGGTGAAGTTGGTGGATATATTGCAAGTGAGAAAAATTTAAGTCAATACGGCAACGCTTGGGTATCTGGCGACGCTAGGGTATCTGGCAACGCTAGGGTATCTGGCAACGCTAGGGTATATGGCGACGCTGAGGTATATGGCAACGCTTGGGTATCTGGCGACGCTGATTATATTGTTTTTAAAAACACATGGTCTAGCGGTCGTTATTTCACTTACACAAAATCGAACAAAAACTGGAGAGTTGGTTGTTTTTATGGTAGCGGTGCTGAATTGGTTGAAAAAGCATATAAAGATAGCAAAAAATCCGGTGATTTTTATAAAGCGTATGTCGATTTTGTCGAAAAATTAGAAGAGATTGAGAATATCCACAAGGAGCAATAAACATGAACCTTTACATTTGGAAATGTGGATGTCGTGATTGTGGGAATACATTCGAGTATGTCGATAGTTATCCAATTATTGAATGCCCTAAATGTGGGAGCGTGGATTTGGTGAATGAATTTAAAGGAAGGGAGTATGACTAAATGACTCAAGCGGAACGAATTAGGGAATATTATAGAGACCACCCTACTGCCTCATATGATGAAGTAGCTGAGGTTGTCGGTACAACAAATAGCAATGTGAGGGCAAATTTAGCCAAAGACATCAAGGCAGGAAAATGTATCCGCTTGGAAGATAAGTCATTTGACTATTCGCCTTATTTTAATCACACCAAAGCACTCACAGAACTAGTTGATTGGAAGAATGACACTAGACGGGAGTGGGTGGAAATGCTGACAAGAGCAGCAGAGAAAGAAACAGATAGCAACGTTATGCGATTGCTAATCAAAGAAGCTAATAAATTAATGAAAGAGGTTACGAAATAATGGCAACACTTTATGAACTAACAGGACAATTCCTTGATATCTATAACTTGGAATTGGATGAAGAAACTAAACTAGATACGCTTGATAGTATCGACTGGCAAACTGACTATGAAGAAAAAGTCGAAAACTATATCAAGGTTATCAAGAATATTGAATCAGATGTCGAAGCACGAAAAAATGAAATCAAGCGCTTGACCGAATTGAACAAAGCTGATGAAAAGAAGAAAGATCACTTGAAAGAAACACTTTCTACTAGCATGGCTCTTACAGGTCATGAACGTGTAGACACACCACTCTTTAAAGTTTCATTCCGTAAGTCTCAAGCAGTTGAAGTTGATGAATTGGTTCTTCCTGAAAGCTACAAGGTAGCGACTTGGAAGCCTGATAAAAAACGACTCAAAGAAGATTTGAAAAATGGCCTTGAAATCGTCGGTGCAAGTCTAGTAGAAAGGAAGAATTTAAGTATTAGGTAAGAAGATATGAAAATTCTAGCAATCGACCCAGCATCCAATAAGATTGAAACCTCGACAACAGGGATTGTCCTACTCGACAATGCGAGGTTGGTTGATAGTTGGGTAGTAGAGTATGGCATGAAGGGATTTGCTAAGTGGTTTCATGATATTGGAAAAACACTTGATTTTGATGTAGTAGTTGTCGAAGAATTTAGAACCAGAGATAACGATAAGTCAAAAGATAATAGTGTGTTAGAAACTATTGCTTATATCCAGTTGTGCTATCCAGATGCCATTCTTCAGTATAACGGTGGGTACAAGTCAGACATTCCAGACGACCTTTTAAAAATCTTAGGTCTATGGAAGTTTGAAAAAAGTCACCACCAGGACATACGAGCAGCAGCAAGACTTGGACTATTCTGGGCCATGAGAAATAATATTGAAGAAGTTATCCAAGATATCGGGAAGGTGGTGAGTGAGTATCACAATAACTCTTAGAAAGTGGCAAACTGAAGCAATTAAAAGAAGTGACCACTTATCAAATGGAATATTTCTTGAAGCTCTTGGGGGTCGCGGAAAAACTATCTGTGCGCTTGCTATCGCTAAACATAAAAAAGCTAAGAAAATCATCATCACCAACAACCGACTAGCAATCCTGAATGGTTGGATAGATGCAGTTAAATTTATGAATTTTGATAAAGATGTTGAAATTATCATTCGAACAGATAGGTATCTTCAAAATCAAGTCAAAAAGGGGCATAAATTAGCCTGTGACGTGCTGATTGTGGATGAGTGGCAGAATATGTCAAGCGACAAGCAAGTGGCCTTATATCGCAAAATAAAACGTAAATACACGATAGGTCTTTCAGCAACACCAATCAGAAAAAAAGGTCAAAATTTCTATCCACTTGAAAAAATCGTTTTTGGTTGGGCAACACCTAATAATAAATTTGACTGGCAAAAGGCTCACGGAAAAATGGTCTATGATCCATTCAGTTATTCAAAAGAGAAGTGGGAAGATTTTAGAGATTATGAACGTTATGTCTCAAATCTACCAAACTTCTTTAGATGGGAAGAAATCGAAGAAATTGAAAATGCAGTTGAGAATAACGGTTTTGAAATTAAATTCTATCAAAAGAGAGTTGAACCTGGCAATCCAGAAAAACTTGCTAAGTTTAGGAAGTTAAACCTAGTCACAGTAAATGGTAAGACTGCCATGGCTAAGCAATCTTTTGGGAGAAATACCTTCGAGCGTTACCTAAACCAAACTGGTGTAGATGTTGATTTTCCTAAATTAAGAGCAGTCAATCAAGACACACCATTGTTGCTAGAGCTTGATGGACTAATTGAACGAGCGCCACACGATATGTTGATTGTCAGCAAGTCTAAACAGGTTGTAAATGTTATCCGTGACAGACATCCAAACATTGGTATCTGGACTGGAGACATAAAGGGCGGTCTGGATAATCAAATAGTGGTTGCTACCAGTCAAGTCTTAGGTGTAGGTGTCGATGGCCTACAACACAAATACCAAACGATTGTCGTACTAGACCCAGTAGAAGAAGGTTCTGGAGAATACGATGATTACCGACAGTTGCTCTGGCGCATAACAGGAAGTCGACAGCAACACGATGTAAATGTAATTGAATTTTATTATAAAGGAGTATAAATCTTGTTTAAATTACCAGAAAACAAACCACAAATTCCAAAAGACACACCTCGTAACTATTTCATCTATGGTGAAACCATGAGTGGTAAGTCTTATCTCGCAAATGAGTTTCCGAATCCTATTGTATTAAATACGGATGGGAATGCAGAAGCTAACAGCGTACCAAGTATTCAACTATTGAATGAAAAAGACACCTCTGGACGAATTACTAATTCGGTTATCAAGCAGTTAGGCGAAATCCTCCTGGCACTTCAAACACAAAAACATTCTTATGAAACAGTTGTAGTCGATGTAATCGATGATGTCATTGAAATGATTAAGATTGCAGTTTGTGACGAATTAACCCCAGCTGGAAAACCTCGCTTGAAATCCTTGTCAGAAGTTCCATACGGTAAAGGTTATGATTTCTTCAATCAAGCAGTTACCGAATTGGTAATTGACCTTAAAGCCTTACCAATGAATGTTATATACATCAGTCGACAAATCTCTGAATATGATGATAACGGTAATGCAACCAAGGATAAACCAAGCTTGAAAGATAAGTATGTGAACCTTATCAATGGTAACTCTGACCTTATGATCCACACTGAAAAAATTGGAAGTAACTATAATCGTGAAGTTGACCGTAAGCGTAAATCTTACTACGCTGACCAGGTTGATGATAAGAAAATCTTGAAGATTTTAAGTACTGTACGAGGTGCTCTTACCCCTGCTAAACCTAAAAAGGTTGAAACAACTGAAACAACAAACACTAAACCGACTGCAGCAGTAGAAAAGAAAGAAGATGCAGCAGTTAAAGAATTATTTTAAGAATTAAAGGAGAAACACAATGAGTTTATTAGATATCGCAAAATCAATCAAAAAAGAAGGTTTTGACCCACGTAAAGACAGCGCAAATGGACCTGCACCAATCCCTGCTGGTACTTATCCAGTTATCTTGAAAAAAGCAACTTTCAATATCGCAGAAAGCGGTTGGGAAAGTTTAGCCTACCAATTTGAAATCCGAGGTGGAGACTATGACGGTCGCTCTGAATACGTTACATTCGGAACATTGACCGAATGGAAAGGTAAAGACATTAAATGGTCTGTCGAACGTACTATGAAATTCTTTATCAAAGCTTTGGTTCTTGCTGGTGACAATATGCAAGGTGACGAAGAAGACGGTAAAGCCTTGGAAGAAGCGCTACAACGTAAAGCAGTTGGTTCTTACTACAACCTAGTAATTACTGAAACAGAAAGCAAAGGTAAAGTTTACCGTAACTATGATCTTGAAGAAGACACAATGCAAACAATGGCAGCGGCAGATATCAAGGAAGAAGACTTGCCGTTCTAACAAATAAGGAGTTAAGATATGCCATCTATGAAAGACTATGCCTTGCAGTATCAAAAATTAGGCTTTTCAGTCATTCCAATCAATCCTAAAAACAAAATGCCATTGATTGAATTTGCTGATAAACCTGCCATGACTGCAAGTGAGATTGAGACCTTTTGGGATGGCTTTCCTAATGCCAATATAGCGCTGAAAACAACTAACTTCTTTGTTGTTGATATAGACAAGCACGGTAAGTCAAACGGTTTTGACTCTCTCAAGAATTGGGAATACTTAAAACTAATTGAACCAACTCTACAATCTAAAACTGCTAGTGGTGGGAAACATCTATTCTACTTCAAAAGAGAGGATGAACCTATCACACAGATGATTGGGTTCTTACCTGGTGTGGATATCAAAGCTCACGAAAATAACTATGTGTTGGTCGCACCATCTGCCACTGACAAAGGGCAGTATGAGTGGGATTTAGAAAAATCAAAGGAAGGTGGAACAATCGTAACACCTTCCAGAGATTTAATCAGAGCCATCAAAAAAACATACGGTAAGACACACGGTTATCGATATGACGGAACGGACGGTTTAAGAGATTTAGCTAGACGGTCTTACACACGAGATCGCACACAAACAACCGACCTTTTTGAAACCATTGCTCTTGGTTTTGGTGATGAAGGTGGGCGAAATGATAAACTAGCAAGTTTTGTCGGAGGTCTGTTATATCGAGCAGTGGATGATGAAGTAGTAGTTCAATTAGCAAGACTAGCAAATGCAAATAGTCAAAATCCTTTGCCTGAAAAGGAATTGATGCGTACTGTTGAAAGTATGATAAAGAAAGATAGGAGGTGAGAACGATTGGTGATGTAGTAAGTATAAATTCACAAGATAAGATGATTTTAAATGATAAAGGCGCAATCAAAGCTAACAGTCCAATGAATGTGCTGGCATCGTTTAAAGCTGATGATCAGTTAAGTCTCTATCTAAAACACAATGACTTTTCACAAGAACACGAACTACTAAAGGATATCAGAATAGGAAACACCTTCTTTAAAAAAGGCGAATTACCTTCTAACTTCGATTCGGTTGTTAAGGTTTATTTTGAAAGTGTCTTAGGAGTTGCTTATTCGAACCAAGCGATGCTAGATGGCATGGAAACCTTCTTCTCAGAGAGGTCATACAATCCAGTTATCGCATATATGGAACGTGCTGCAGAAAATTGGGACGGTCGCAAACGAATTGACCGTATGCTTCAAGTCTATCTTGGTGCCGATGATAATCCTTTAATCTCAAAGATTGCTGAGATGTGGTTAGTCGGTGCAGTTGCTAAAGTGTATGATCCGTTTGTTAAGTTTGACTACGTGTTAGATTTAGTCGGTGGTCAAGGTGTTGGGAAAACCTCACTCCTTCAAAAATTAGGTGGTAAGTGGTATACCGATTCGGTAACTGATTTTGCAAACAAAGATAATTATGACATCATGCTCAAGTCTTTGATTGTGAACGATGATGAAATGGTTGCTAGTAACCGAATGAGTTTCGCTGAAACAAAAGCATTTATCTCAAAAACAAGCTTACGGTTTCGTAAACCTTACATGAAACGCACTGAAGAATTTGCTAAAAACTTTGTTTTAGCACGCACAACAAATCAGAAGGAATACCTTAAAGATAAAACTGGTGAACGTAGATTCCTACCTGTGCTCGCAAATATCGAAAATCAGAAAAAACACCCTATGGAAATCGAACCTGAAACAATCGAACAAATTTGGGGCGAGGCGGTCACAATCTATCGTGCTGGTGCTGATTTAATGTTTGATAAGAAGACCGAAGAAGAATTGGAAGTTTATCGTGAGACATTCATGTATCGTGATGAAGTTGAATTACAAGTGCTTGAATATCTGGAAATGCCTATTCCTGATAATTGGTCAAGCTGGTCAATTCAACAACAACATCAGTACACAAGTAAGTATTTTGATAATAGCAGTGAGTTTGAAGCTGGTACTAAAAAATTGGAAAAAGTCTCAACTCGTGAGATGATGTATAACTTATTCATGAGAAATTCAAATGATAAAAAGTTATCAACTAAAATCAATATGATTATGGATAATCATCCTGGTTGGGAAAAAGGACAGTTTAGAATTGGTGGAAAAAATACAAAAGGTTTTAAACGAATTAAGAAAAAATAGATCGGTTGCATTTTGAATTTCTATCGGTTGCATCGGTTGCACTTTTTGAAAAGAACGGTTGCATGCAACCGATATGCAACCGATAAATTAAAAGAACGGTTGCACCCTTAAACCATTGATAATACTGGTTTTTTTAGACTATTTTTATATAATGCAACCGATGCAACCTATTTTTTTGAAAAAGTATAAATAAAAATAGTAATAATAGAGAAACCCTATTAAATAAGGATTCTTGAAATTTATTTTTTATATTTTGTTTTTTATCGGTTGCACGGTTGCACTTACTTTTTTTGAACAAATTTAGGAGTTAAAAATGAAAGTTGACGTACAATGTCCATTCTGTGGAGAATGCTATATCAGACAGGTAAGTCCTGACAAAAGTTTCATCCTCTGCTACGTGTGTAAGAAACCATTATTTTTAAAATATGCGACAGACGAAAAGGACGGTGTAAATGATAAAGGGTTTGGACAGTTAGCCTATGAACCGTTTGAACATAATGAAGAAGTCGAAGAACTAAACGAGGTATTCAGATGAATCTTAAAGTAGGTGATTTTGTGAAAATTCTAAACAACGGAAATTTTCACAGTATTGTTCAAATTAAAAATATATACGAAAGATACATTGAAACAACACACGGGATTTTTAATACTGAAACGCTTGCGTGTCGTGTAAATAGGAATTGTGTTATTTCAGGTGTCGTAGAATGGACGGACAGATGAATTTAAAACAACAAATGATTGAATCGCTAGAACGTTCAATCGAAATGGCAGAAGCTAAAGCCGAAGAACTGAAGAAACCAAGTCAGAAATCAGCGGTGCATATGAGAGCTGCTGAACGTGATTTTTGGAAGAAGAAGATAAAAGTGTATAAGAAGAAGTTGGAGGAGTTGGAAGATGAAGTATAAAGTAACCGAATATCACTCGGATATTCAAGAAGAACAGACTGGTACTTGTGAAGTATGTTTCGGTACTGCTTTGGTCGAAAATGGTTCAATCACGGTTGAAGACGAAAACGGAACAGAAACAGAAATTTATCTAACTTGGTGGAGTTGGGGTGATTATTTCACAATCTATATTGATAACGTTGTTAATTTTTCCGCTTGGTTACAAGAAAGGGATGTTGAGCCAATCAGCGAAGAAACTAACGTTTGGTCTTGGTTGCGTGAATTGGTAGAGAAATATAATGAGGGACGAGAAGATGAATAAATGGGAATTGATTGAGAGTATTACACATTTACCTTCAGATTGCAGCGGACCAAGACCGATGATTGATAAATTAACAACGTTGGAATTGATAAAGTTGCTAGACGAACCCGAGAAAGTCAAAGTATCTGAGGAAGAAGCGAAATTCCTTAAAACGTTTAATTTTAGATATGAAAGTGATGTTACAAAGGCTTTATATTATGTTTCAAGAACTGGTTTTTGTTATTATTTAACGAATAATTTTGACACAGAACTTAAAGGCTTGAGTAAGGGATTTCGGGATTTGGAAAACAGAAAAAGATTGATAAGAGCTATACTTTTCGGCTACGAGGTGGAGAAAGAGAAGCGGTATTTTGTAAAAATTAGAGCGACAAAACACTGTTTTACAAAAGACGGTAACGGAAGAATATTTTTTTCTTTAGCATACAAAAGTTGTTTTACACAAACCGAGCTAGAGAAAGCTGGCTTCGGATGGGTATTTGATTGCGAGGGTATTGAAGTCAAGGAGGTAGAGGAATGAATAAAAAAGAATTGATTAAGAAATACAATAATGAATGTTTTGCTACTATTTCAACTGATGAAGTTTTGGAAGATCTTAAACAACTTGACGAACCGCAGAAAGTCGTAGTTCCTCAGTTTGTGGCGGATTGGATTGAGGAATGTAAAAATGATGATTTCCATTTGTTCGGCGCAATGGAAGCCATTTCTTTAAACCGAAAAAAACTGGATTATTGGTTTAGAGAAGACGACAACATGGAACTTTTCGCTCGTGCATGGCTCGACGGCTACGAGGTGGAGGAAGAGAAGCGGTATATAATCAAATTAAAAGGGGTCCCAGATGGGGCAAAATTCCTTAAATACGCTAAAGTTACTCAAGAATGGTATTTCGGAATGAAAGAATTTTATAGCGATAGAGAAATTATACACACCCGCAAAGAACTTGAAGAAGCCAACTTCGGATGGGTCTTCTCATGTGAGGGGATTGAGATTGAGGAGGTGGAAAAATGAAAGATTTGATGTTTTGGGGGATGATTTTGATTTCTTCGTTAGTGATTGGTATGTCTATTTACATCCTGATTGTACAAGCCTTGCTTAATAACGAGTTAACAAGAAAATTCAATGAGCAAAAAAGAGAATTAAGAAGAGCTTTCGGCTGGGAAGAATACAACTGGGCTGAAAATTTCGGGGAATTCGCACGAAAAGTCGATAAGCTTATTGAGTTTAAAGAAGAAATCGAACGGCTCGAAGTTATAAAAAAAGCAATTGAGGTGCAGAAGTTATCAGACCTGAATCGCAGAAAAGAACAGGTTGAATGGGAAATTAAGAAGTTGGAGGAAAAACAATGACACGACCAAACAGATACCCGTACACACGAAGTCAGTGGGGTGAAGAGATTACAATAGCTCATATGAGTGATAACAGAACTTTTAAGTTAAGAGTTGAGCGAAATGAAATCACGGGAGAAACCAGGGAATGAAACGTTTCTTAATTGGATATTGCCTATTAACTACTTGCTTGCTGTTTATGCAGCGTGAAGCACAGAAACCCTTGCTAGTCTATCACGCTGATAGCAAATACGCTATCACTGGTAAGGTTACAGAAAAACGAAAAATCGGAAATCTATTCACTATCACGGTAAATGGTAACGTGTTTGTGGTTAGTGAAGAAAAATATAAAAATATTGAAATTGGAGATGAGGTGATTATTTGACATTCGTAGAACATAATAACCGTGAGAAAGCTAATAAATTTGCTGAGTATGTAACTGGGAAACCGCTACGTGAATACTTAGCTCAAAAAGTGAAGCAGTATTGCGGTGAAAATATATCTGTATTTGATGGAGCTGCAGGCTCTGGGCAGTTGGAACAATTTATCAGTATGACGGATTTTCATGCAGTAGAAATTCAACAGGAAAGTTGCGAAGCTTTAAAAACAAACTTTCCGCATGCAACAGTTGATAATCAAAGTTTCTTTACTTATCAATCTGATATCCAGGTTGATGCAATTGCAATGAATCCACCTTATTCTTTAAAGCTTAAAGAGTTGCCAGAAGAAGACCAACAGGCTATTAAAGAATTGTATCCGTGGAAAAAATCAGGTGTTGTGGATGATATTTTTTTACTAAAATCTATGAATTATACTAAGCGTTACGGTTTTTATATTATGTTCCCTGGTATTGCTTATCGTCAATCTGAAAAGAAAATGAGAGAGCTGGTTGGTAACAATTTAGTTGAATTAAATGAGATTCAAAATGGATTTGAAGATACTCCTATCAATGTTATTTTTTTAGTAATTGACAAAGAGAAGAATACTCCTGAAATTTCCAAAGAGATTTATGATTGTAAAACTCAAAAAGTTGAATATCAAGAATTTGACAAATTGAATCCAGATTTCAGTTGGGTAATACCCAAGAAACCAGTTGAGAAAGAAGAGATAGACATTGACCAAGTAAATGCTGAATTAGATCAAATGGCTATTGACCACCTTGAAAAACATTTAGCTAGTCAATTGATTTTGATTCAATTTTTCAATGCAGATATTGATTTAAAATCTTTCATAACAAAATGCCACAAGGTTTTAGATGATTATTTGTTAGCTTATAATTTTATGGTTGGATTAGAATGAAACCAGACAAGATAACAAAGTACGGATTGCTAGAAGTTTGTGAGCTTATTTCAGGTAAGCGTGGTAAAGTTAGCGAAGGTTCATATTATATTTATGGAGCTGGTATAAATGCAAAGGGCACTACAGATAAATTCAATTGTGAGAGAGACACAATCCGATTGACTCGTAAGGGCACAGTTGGAGCTGTTTATTTCCATCGGAGTCCGTTTTGGATAGATGGAGATAGCTTTAGGGTCGAACCAAAAGAAATGATAGACAAGCGATATCTATTTCATTGGCTATTGATGAACCGTAAAGAGATAGAACAGTGCGCTGATGGTAATAATCAACCAGGCTTGTCGGTTGCTAGATTATCAAAATTAACGATTGATGTACCTGACATGGAATACCAACTAAAAGCGGTCAAGTTATTGGATGAAATGAGTACAGGCTTAGAATTTTTTATAGACAATATCACACAAATCAAAAAGTTAGAGAGCAAGGTTTTGAGTTACTATAACGAGAAAATTGGAGTAGCTTTAGAGAGAGGTGAGTTAAATGAGAAACTGGGAGAATGATTTCGCTTACTACCAAGGCGAAACATTCATAACTTTAGGTTCTTTACAAGAAATACACGAGTATACAGGTATTCCTTTAGAAAGATTAAAGGAATATTCAAAAAAATCAAGAATCAAACGTTATCCATTTGGAAGGATGCTAATTGAAATAGATGAGGAGTTAACATGAACACACTAGAAAATGTAAAACAATGGTTTATTGATCGTGATCTTGAGAACGGTGGACGATTAGACAAGCAGTCTCTCAAACTAAGTGAAGAATTTGGTGAGCTATGCGCTGGATATCTCAAGAAGAACGAACAGCTTATGAAGGATAGCATCGGAGATTGTGCAGTCGTTATTGTTGGTCTGGCCTTATTAATTAAGGAAGATGTGAATCAGATTTTTAAAGAATCAGATGGTTTACGGAAGAAAGAAATTACAGATACATTAGTCTCAATCAATGCAAACATTAGTGAGTTTCAACTCTCACAAGGATTTGCAAGTAAATTATTATGTAGACACAATCTAGTACGCTGCATTGGTTATCTAAAAAATCTTGGATATGATTTTGATGAATGTTTTGAACTTGCTTACCAAGAAATCAAAGACCGTAAAGGTCGCTGGATTGATGGTTCATTCGTGAAGTGAGAGGATTTGCCAGATGAAACCTAAAAAGGAATTGTTATTCTTTGGTCAGCAGTTGAAGATGTGGAGATATGCTAAGATGCTGACATTATATGAAGCTGCAGACGAATTCGGTGTATCAATCACGACTTATTCTAATTGGGAAAAAGGAAAGATGAAACCTAGAATGTATTATCTAAGAGACATTTGTGAGAAATTAGGAATTAAGCGTGAAGTATTATTCAAGGGGGAAGTTATTTGATTGATATAAAAAAACGCTTGAAGAAATTGCCTTATGTGAATGTTAAAATAAAGTCCTTACATCATGAGATTATCAGCCTTAGGTCTGGAACGATTAAAGGGCAGTCATTTGATAGTATGCCTAAGTCGCCATCGAATGATAATCGAACTGAAGATATGAATATCAGAGTGGTTGATAAGATTAATGAAATCTACAAGAAGATAGAACAAGAATATCAAGAGCAAGATGACTTAATCAAAGCGATTGAAAATCTTATTGATCCAATTCAAAACATCGTTATGCGATTGCTTTACATCGACGGCCTATCTTGGGATGAAGTTCAAAGAAGGTTGAATTGCAGTAATGCGACAATACAACGGGCAAGAGATAAAGCTATTCAAGAAATCACTAACACTTTTGATAATAATGATAGTAAATGATAGTTTTAAAGTGATATTATGATATTATCGAATAGACGGTACAGGATAACGTTGCACGGTGATTTGCCTCTTTAATTTGTTTTCTGTCTCAGTTACCGTCTATTTGCTTTTGGGAATAACAGGTCTCTCACAGGAGAGATAAGGTTATAGACCTTGCATAAGCGGATTCGTCGACGTCTGTATGGATGCCAGTGGGTGCAAATCCCGCTATTCTCATGAGAGGTCTTACATTAAGTCACACAAGCGTGTGGCTTTTTTATGGCTTTAAAAAAGGAGCGCGATGAAACCAAAGAGGCTTACAATTCTAAACGGTAAAAGAACCGCTGTGGACTATGACAGTAGGAGTGAGGAATACACAAATTACAATCGTACAAGATGGCAGTACGATAAGGATGTGAAACGATTTTACAATTCAACAGTCTGGAAGCGAACAAGTCAGCAAGTATTACTTGAATCTGATTATGTCTGTGCTATGTGTGGTGATGAAGCTACTATGACAGACCACATCATCAGCGTGAAGCAGGATTGGTCTAAGAGGCTAGATAGGAACAACCTTCAAGCTAGTTGTAAGAAATGTAATGATAAGAAAGCAATCAAAGAGAAGTATTCTTATTGATTGTGCAATAAATAATAAAAAAATGTTATCAAAAGCGAACAAAAACAGAATACAAAAGGGCGAATCGGTCGGGAATACGCTGTAAAATGTACGGAAATACCCCCTTTTATTTTGAACGGGGGTGGGTATTGTTCGGATTCTAGAACGCCGCCCTCTTCTGTGCGAAAAATTCCCTTTTCGAAAATTCGAGGTCGGCAGAAAGGAGGGTAATATGGGGCGAAAAATGAAGATTGTCGAAAGCAATAAGAAGCATTTGACGAAAGAAGAAAAGATTGCAAGAAAAACCATACAAGAAAAGGCTTCAGATGGTTTGGATGCATTGCAACTGACACCACCAAAACACTTTGATGCAATCGCTAAAGCAGAATACAAGCGGGTGATTGAAGATTTAAGAAAGCTACCCCTTAGAAATCTAGATCGTGCAGTATTAGAAAGCTACTGCACTTGGTATGCAGTCTATAAAGAAATATCCCGTGGATTGCAAAAAGAAGGGTATGTTTACGAAACAGATAATGGTAAGGTGTTGCCTAATAAAATGTTGTATAGTTTGGAACGTGCTACGACAAACTTAATGAAAGCAGCATCACAATTGGGCATGACAGTGGATAGTCGCATGAAGTTATTCGTGCCACAAGTCGAAGAAAAGAAAGAGAGTATTTTCGATAAATTTGGTAGTTAGGAGGTGAAACAATGGAAGATATAGCTTATCAATATGCTTCAAAAGTCGTGAATGGAGAAATCATAGCCAGCAAGAAAGTTATAAAAGCTTGTAAGCGCCATTTAAGAGATTTAAAGCGTATGGATGATGAAGACTTTCCGTATGTTTACTTACCTGACAAAGCGAAAAATCCAATAGATTTTATCGAAATGCTCCCCGATGTCAAAACTGGAAAACCATATCCACTAGCAGATTTTCAAAAGTTTATTTTGAGTAGTCTGTATGGCTGGAGAAAGAAGTCTGATACATCTATCAGACGATTTAAAAAAGCTTTAATTAGCTTGGCCAGAAAGAATGGTAAGACAATCTTAGTCGCAGGTATTGCCTTATATGAGTTTTTGTTTGGTCGCAACCCTGCGATGAGTAGACAATTGTTTTGTACAGCAAATGACCGTTCACAAGCACGTATTGCCTACGATATGATCCGTAAGCAGTTGGATGCTTTACGAGTTCATAATGCAGATATCAGAAAAGCTACGAAGATAGTCAGAGATGAGCTTCGTAACTTGAATGATGAAAGCTATGTGCGTGCATTGAGTCGTGAAACTGGTGCAGTCGATGGTTTTGAACCGTATGTTGGTATCTTAGATGAGTTCGCGGCATCTAAAACGAATGAGATGATTGAGCTTCTCGAATCTGGTCAAGGTCAGTTGGATAATCCATTGATTTTGATTATCTCAACAGCTGGATTTGATTTAAACGTACCAATGCACACTATCGAGTATGCGTATATCGAAAAACTTCTCGATGAAGAAGTTGAAAATGATGAATACTTTGCATTCATTGCTGAACAAGATGATGAAGAGGAAATCAAAGATGAAAAGAACTGGATAAAATCAAATCCAATTCTTGAAGTCAAAGCGCTACGTAAGAAGATGATGGACTACCTACGAAAACGTAGGAAGGTGGCACTTGAGACAGGAACTATAAATGAAATCCTAGTTAAAAACTACAACATGTGGCGACAATCATCAGAAGAGTCTTACATGGATAAAGAAAGCTGGGCGAAAGCTAAGATTGATAAACCGAACACTAAAAAGCGTAGAGTTTGGTTAGGTGTCGATGTTGGTAGATCAAGTGACTTATTCTCTATCTCTCCTATGGTTATGATGGATGATTATTGGTATGCAGATAGCTTTTCTTTTGTGGCCACTAAATATGGCTTAATCGCAAAAGAAAAAAGAGACGGTGTTTCTTATACCAATTTAGAAAGAGCTGGTGAATGTGAGATAACAACACTCGAGAGTGGGGTCATAGATGATGAGCGCGTGCTTGAAAAAATTGAGGAAATGGTTTATCAAAACGAGTGGGAATTACAAGGTATATACTTTGACCCTTATCAATTCGGTTCACTATTAACTATGATAGAAAAGCGACATCCAGAATGGCCACTAGTCCAGATACCACAAACAACCATGGTATTGAATATGCCTACGAAACAGTTTCGTGATGATGTCCGTCAAGGAAAAATCAAGCATAGTGGTAATCAGTTGCTAACAATGGCGATCAATAATGCATATACTAGAGTTGATAATAACGGTATGAGGATTGATAAAAATAAAAATAGTAATAAAATCGACCCTCTGGATGCGTTATTAGATGCTTATGCTGCTTGTTACTTAGAGCCATTCGATGGGAGTGGTTATTGGACTAATGAGAAAATCCTGGAAGGAGGTTCGCTATTTTGAAAATACTGGAACATATCCACACAATTTTGCTATTGATAGGTCTTGGATTTTTAATCTATGGCTTTTTCTTATTGAATCAAGTAGCAGGTTTTTTATGTAGTGGAACTATTTTAATATTATTAGCCTTGTATATCAGTAAAACAAGGGGGTGAATTAGAAAGGAGGTGAGAAAATAAATGACTTTTTTTCAATCTTTAGGTTCGTCAAAACTATCTTATGACGATTATATCTCTTCGGTAATCTCTGGAAATTCAAGTCCTGAATATACTGGTATATCTGCTTTAAAGAATAGCGATGTCTTGACTGCGGTATCTATTATTGCTGGGGATGTTGCTCGTTTTCCATTATTAAAAAAGGATTTAGTGGGTAATATCGAACAAGATGAAGATATGAATTATCTTTTAAATGTTAAATCCACAAGCAATACATCAGCAAGGCAGTGGAAATTTGCAATGACAGTCAATACTATCTTGACTGGTAATTCATTCTCTCGTATTCTACGTGATCCAATAAGTGGCAAGCCATTAGAATTTCAATTTTTTAGACCATCTGAAACAACTGTCGAAGAAACCAATGACCATGAATTGATTTACACTTTTCGTGACCGTCTAAATGGTAAGGAAATTGTATGTAAAGCAGAAGATGTCATCCATTGGAAATTTTTCAGCCATGATACCATTCTTGGTAGGTCTCCACTACTTTCCCTTGGAAATGAAATCAGCTTGCAAGATGGTGGATTGAACACCTTGATTAAGTTCTTTAGAGATGGTTTCTCAAGTGGAATTATCAAGCTTAAAGGTGCTCAATTAAACGGTGAAGCACGTAAGAAAGCCCGTATGGACTTTGAGAAAATGCGTGAAGGTTCAACTGGTGGTAGTCCTTTGGTATTTGATGATACACAGGAATACACTCCACTTGAAATTGATACGAATGTCTTGCAGTTGATTACATCTAATAACTTTTCTACTGCACAGATTGCTAAAGCTTTACGAGTTCCTAGTTTTAAGTTAGGAGTGAATAGTCCTAACCAATCTGTCGCACAGTTGACTGAAGACTATGTAACCAACGACCTTCCATTCTACTTTGATGCAATCACAAGTGAACTTGCTTTGAAAGTGTTTAGTGATGAAGAGCGTAGGAAGTATCGTGTTGACTTCGACACTCGTAGCGTGACTGGTAGAAATGTAGACGAGATTGTAAAACTTGTGAACAATCAAATCTTGACACCTAACCAAGCGTTGATTGAACTTGGTAAGGAACGTTCTACTGATCCAAACATGGACCGTTACCAGTCAAGTTTGAACTATGTCTTCTTAGATAAGAAAGAAGAGTATCAAACAATGAAAGGAGGTGAGACAAGGGATGCCAAAGAGAATCAAGATGAAAGGTCCACTGATTCCGAATAATAGCCAGGAAGCCTACGACTACTTCGGTTTGGAAGCGGTCAGTGCAAAATCTATCACGGATGCTTTTCCAGAAGACAATAGTGACATCGTTTTGGAAGTTAATTCCAACGGTGGTCTTGTAACTGTTGGAAGTGAAATCTATACAGCGTTGAAAAGTTATCCAGGGCATGTGACTGTGGAAGTAACAGGAATGGCGGCAAGCGCTGCTAGTGTTGCAATCATGGGAGCTGACAAAGTACTTATCAGTCCAACAGCTCAGATAATGATTCACAAAGCGTTGTATGGTTTTGTATCTGGTAACAGTGATGACTTGGACAAAGCTTCTAATGCGTTAAAATCTAGCGACCAAGCTATTGTGAATGCGTATGTAGCTAAGACTGGATTGGAAGAATCAGTGATCATTGACATGATGAGAAACGAAACCTTCATGTCAGCTAGTGAAGCAGTCGAAAAAGGCTTCGCAGATGAAGTAATGACCTTTGATGATGTTGGTGCAGTTGCAAGTCTTGGAGATGGACTGTTACCACAAGCTGTTATTGACGACTTCTACGCTAACCGTAGCAAGCGTAAGTCAGAAATCCAAAACATGCTACGAGAAATCGAAAAAGAAGAATTACTCAGAGGGCTATAAGCTCTTTTTTTAATACCGTAAGGAGAAGAAAGAAAATATGTTTAAAGAAAAAATGAAAGAACTTAAAGCACAAATTGCAAATATTGGTGCTGAAATTGTTGCTAAGACAGATGAATTAAAATCTGTTTTAAATTCTGATGATCTTGAAAAAGCTCGTGAAATCCGTGCTGAAATCGACAACTTGAAATCACAAAAAGAAGAAGTGGAAAACAATTTGAAGACTTATGAAATCGCAGAAGAAGGCGCATTCGCAGGTATGAAAGTGTCAGTGGAAGCTCATGTAGTAAAAACAGACGGTAAAACTTACCGTGATTCTGTAAACGAATGGGTACGTACTAAAGGTGCTGTTGCTGATTCAAACTTGAAACTTGAAGGAAAAGACCTTCTTATTCCTATGAATGCAGCTGTAAACCCAACGCAAGACGGATTGAAGACGGTTGAAACTGGAAAAGTAACTAGCAAAGAAATCGTAACTACACCAATTCGTGAAGTTAAAACAGTCCTTGACCTTAAACAATTCGTGACAACTCACAAAGCATCTAAAGGCGAAGGTTCATATCCAATTCTTAAACACGCTACATCTAAGATGGCAAGCGTAGAAGAATTGGAAAAAAATCCAGCTCTTGCTAAACCAGAATTTACAGATGTTCCTTGGAAAGTTAAGACTTACCGTGGCGCTATTCCACTTTCACAAGAAGCAATTGATGATGCAGATGTTGATCTTCTTGCAATCGTAGCTGAAGCAGCTAACCAAATTAAGGTTAATACTACTAACGATGCAATCGCTACTGTATTAAAAGACTTTGAAGCTAAGACTGCTGCTGATCTTGACGCTATCAAAGAAATCTTGAATGTAAACCTTGATCCAGCTTACAACGTATCATTCGTAGTTTCACAAAGTTTCTATCAAAAACTTGATACTTTGAAAGACAAGAACGGTCGCTACTTGCTTCAAGATTCTATCGTTTCTGCATCAGGTAAAGCCTTCCTCGGTCATCCAGTATTTGTAGTTTCAGATACAACTCTTGGTGCAACTGGTGAAGCTAAAGCCTTTATCGGAGATGTACAACGTGCTGTACTTTTCGCTGATCGTCAAGAATTGGGTCTTCGCTGGACTGATAACGAAATCTACGGTCAATACTTGCAAGCAGTTGTACGCTTTGACGTTAAGAAAGCAGATGCTAAAGCTGGTTACTTTGTAACTATGCCCTAATACTCCCCCAGTCAGTGGGGGTGTCTTACGGTCAGCAGTAGCACTAGCAGTGCCAACCTCAAGTAGCACCAAACAAGATATCATGTCTTATTTAGATAGTAAGGGAATTTCTTATTCTGCTTCTCAAACAAAAGAACAATTACTAGCCTTGATTGGAGGTTAGAATTATGGAAGATAAAAAGAATGGTTTTCTCGAAGAGGTTAAGTTGTATTGCAAAATCGACTATGACTTTGAAGATGATTTACTAATTGAGCTTATTGAGTCTGCAAAAGAGCAGATTTGTTTTGCAATTGATAACGATTTAAACCCAGATGATTTAGTGGATTATGCGAAATTCCGCCTAGCTGTCAAAAAGCAAGTCAAAGAAGAGTACGAACATCGAGGAATGTCAGCAGATACCATGCGCTATCCACTAGCGAATGGTGTCTTAAACATCATCCATCAGCTTAGAACACGGAGGGAAAGTTAATGCGGACACGTAAAATGAATGTTCGCATTACTTTTTTCCAAAAAGTAGGTGGACAAAATGAAGATGGAGAAGTGTTAGACTTTGAAAGAAAAGACTTATATACTTGCTGGGCAGAAGTGCCTAAAACATCTATTAAGGATTTTAGAGAAAATGAGACTGTCACAAAAGCAGGTGGACTAGTAGAACATAAAGACACTAAAACATTCTTAATTCGTCATCTTCCAAAACTTCCTTTTGACAACTCTTGCTTTGTAGAATTTGATGGTAACGAGTATCAAATTGATGCAATCGAACGTGATCACGAAAACAAGGAAATGGATTTGATTAAGGGAGTGATGTTGTCATGACAAAAGGATTAGACCTTTGCCTAAACAATCTCACTAAGTTAGAAGTGAAAGCTCCTAAAGTTGCCCGTGAAGCAGTCACAATGGTTGCTGAGGAGTTTGAGAAAGAACTTGGAATAAATACTCCAGTTTCTGATGAACCTACACCAACTAGATTAAAGGCTGATATAAAAATCAGTAATTTCAAGGGTAGAGGTGGTGCTCCTTCAAAGGATATCGGTTTTGGTCGTGCTACTGGTTGGCGTGCTAGATACCCGAATAGCGGTACAATCTATCAAAAAGCACAGGACTTCGAGGAAAAAACTATCAATGCGGTTACTCCTCGCGCTAAAGAAATTTATATAACAAAAATAAGGGAGGTGTTAAAATAAATGATTGCTGAAACTGAAGCTTATAAACTTTTGGTGGCAGATGAAAAGTTAAATCAACTTTTTAATGAGTTTAGAGGTAAAGAATTTCCAGGATACAAACAAGGTATCTTTACTTATGATATTCCTGAAAAACCTACAAACTTAAAACGAAAAGAGCTTGCTCCGTTTGCAAGAATTTATTTAACTTACGAAGCACCTCACAAATACGCAGATGATAAAATCATCTCAATGGAACAACGTATCACAATCAACTTTTGGTGTAAGAATGCTAAGCAAGCTGACCAAATCGCCAAAAGAATGGATGCGGTCTTAGAATGTAGTGGATTTGAACGCTACACAGCAAATGAGAAACCTCGATACATGGATGACGATATTGGACTGTTGATGAATGTCCGAAAATATCGTCTTTTTGATTGGAGTGATCTCGAAGAAATGAAAGGAAAATAAATAAATGTCTAAAGTTAAATTTGGTTTACGTGGTTTTGAATATGGGGTTTTGGACAATAAAAACCTTGTACCAGGAGAGACTAAAAAAATCCCTGGATTGAAATCAGCGAAATTGGATATCACAAATGAATTGAACACTATCACAGCAGATGATGGACCATACGTAGTATTGTCTTCTGGTATCACTGGAACAACCCTTGAAGTGTCATGGCTTGATTTAGGAAGCGATGCACGTAAGGATTTCTACGGTATCACTGTTGAAAACGGTGTTGAGAAATACAATAAGAAGATGACTCCAAACGATATCGCTTGCTTGTTCCGTACCACTGGTGATGACGGTAAAGGTATCTGGGTTGGTCTTCTTAAAGGTAAGTTCTCTCTTCCAGGAATGGATTTGGAAACCAAAGATGGTTCACCAGAACCTAAGAATGATACTGTATCTGGTAGCTTTGTAGCTCGTGGAGACGATGATGAAGGTCTTGTAATTGTAGTTGGTCGTGAAGACAACCCACAATTCCAAGAAGTTGAGTTCCGTAAATTGGTTTTCCCAAAGTCGTAAGTGGTGCTGCACCTGCGAGTGCAGTTACCACAAGACAAGAGTAATTAGGATAGGCTTGGTTTTTCCAAGCCTTTATTTTTTTAAGGAGTTAATAAATGTTTGAAATTAAGTTTAAAAAAGCGGGTGTTTTGAAAGAATTTTCTAAAGACTATGTAAATGTTGAAGATAATTTACTAGCATTAGAACATCAAGTACGACAAACTGCCTTGTATGAAAATAAAGAGGATTTGTTAAATCCTATTAAACATCGTGAATTGAATGAAGCATATCTTGATATGTTTGTGAAAATGTACGGTGAACAGTTTGAAGTAAATGATATTAAATGCGCTAGTGTAGAAACACTTGAAACTTTGAATGACTTATACCTTGCTGCACTCGGTGGGAAACAGGAAGAAAAAGAGACCACAGAGGGAAAAAAGAAGAAAAAGGGTTAAGCCCTAAAGAAGCTCAAAACAATTTATTAGTTTGGGTTCAATCATTAATGAGTCAAGGATATACAATCCATGATATTAAAAGTATGCGCTTATCAGATTTTGATTTGATGGTGCAGGCTTTAGAAACAAAAGAAAGCCAAGAGGAAGAAGAAACAACCCTTGACAAGGCCTTCCCATTCCTTTTTGGATAAAAAGAAAGGAGATTAAATGGCAAGTAACATTGGCGAATTAGTCGCCACAGCAACCTTAGATGTCGCTCCTTTTCAGTCGAATGTCGGGAGGTTGAAAACTTATCTAAAAGGTGTTGATAATTCCCTAAAGGCGATGGAGAATAACTTCAAAGGTGCTGGAAAGAATGTCAGCAACTTAAAAGGCCTTTTATCGCAAACTGGTTCAGCTCTAAGCTCATACCAAAAAGTATTGAGTTCACAGAGTGAACGATATAACCAATTAAAAGCTAGTATTGGAGATGTATCTACTGCAACTGCAGAACAGAAGCAGAAATTAGTTGAAGCAAGTGCTAGTATGACAGCAACTGCTGCTAAAGTAGCTGAATTACAAAATCGCTATGATCAATTAGCTAAATCTATGCGACAAGCTTATATTGATGATAGTGCATTTACTAAATTCGGTAAAAGTGCACAAGAGGTTGGTGAAAAATTCAGCAAAGTTGGTAAAGAGATTTCTGGTTTTGGTTCTGCTTTAACCCGTGGAGTTACCGCTCCAATAGTAGCAGGCGCTGGTCTTGTAGTGAAGGCTGCGATTGACTATGAATCTGCATTCGCTGGAGTTAAGAAGACAGTGGACGAAACTGCCACAGTATCTTACAAAAACCTATCAGACGGTATTCGTCAAATGGCCAAGGAATTACCAGCTAGTGCAGTTGAGATTGCAAATGTAGCAGAAGTTGCAGGTCAGTTAGGTATTAAGGCAGAAGATATCCTTAAATTCTCACGTACCATGATTGATATGGGAGAGTCAACCAACTTGAGTGCTGAAGAAGCTGCAACTGCAATTGCTAAAGTAGCAAATATTATGGGCTTGAGTTCAGATGATTATTCAAGATTCGGTGCATCCGTTGTAGACCTTGGTAACAACTTTGCCACGACTGAAAAAGACATCGTAATGATGGCCAATCGTTTAGCAGCTGGTGGTAAACTAGCTGGACTAACTGCTCCTGAAATCTTAGGTCTTGCGACTGCTATGAGTAGTGTGGGTATTGAAGCAGAAGCAGGTGGTACTGCCATGACTCAAACTCTTACAGCTATTGGTAATGCAGTTTCATTGACTACTAAAGACTCAGCAGATGATCTAGCGTTGATTGCTAAAGTTGCAGGCACGACATCAGAAGAATTCCAACAAGCGTGGAAAGAAAAACCTGCTGAAGCTTTACAATCCTTTATTAAGGGGCTTAATACAGCCCGTGAAAAAGGCGCAAATATGGATGCTATCTTGATGAAGTTAGGCATGACAGGTGTTAGACAAGGGAATATGCTCAAATCTCTTGCTTTATCATCAGATAAAATGAGTGCAGCAGTAAATCGCTCTAATCAAGCTTGGAAAGAAAACACTGCATTGACCAATGAAGCGAATAAACGTTATGAGACTACTGAGTCTCAATTACGGATGTTCAAAAACCAATTGACAGATATTGCAATTGAGTTTGGAGGACCATTGATTAAAGCTCTAAGGGAAGGGCTCAATGCGGCAAAACCATGGATTGAGAATTTAGCAGAATTGGCTAAAAAGTTCAGTTCGTTGTCAACAGAGCAACAACAAAATATCTTGAAATGGGGATTATTTGCAGCAGCATTAGGTCCTGCTTTGAAGTTGCTAGGTGGTGGTATCTCAGTCATTGGTGGATTTGCAAAAGCCATTGGTGGTTTGTCAAAAGGTATTGGCTTCCTGAGTGGTTCAGCTAAATATCTTGCAAATCTACCAGTGGGATTGAATGCTTTAGCTGGATCAGCAGGAGCAGTGGAAACTGCAGTAGCAGGAGCAAGCACAGGAACTGGTTTGCTCGGTAGCGCCCTTGGATTTTTGATGACCCCAGTTGGGTTAGCCACTGTTGCTTTAGTTGCTGCAACTGCAGCAGCTGCATATTTTGCAAATAAAGCCTATGAAGCAAGACAACGTGCACAAGAGTGGGGCACTAGTGTTAGCGAAGAACAAGCTGGTCAACTTCAAAACTTTAAGGATAAAGTGGATGAAGCAAACCAAGCTATGACAGTCTTTGGAACAAGTTCAGATGGGATTGATAAAGTTACAACTGCAGTCCAAAAACTAGCGACCGAAATTCAAAAATTAGCTGATGAAAACTTAGCGAAGGACATCGATTTAGCTCATAAGTTAGGTTTGAGCGAAGAGACGATCCAACAAATTTCTAGCCATGCTGACCAAATTAAAAACAACGTTCAGCAAATGTCTGATGAAGTTATTCAGATTTATCAGAATGCTGCAAACAACCATCGGAAGCTTTCTGAAGAAGAAAAAGCAATTGTACTATCTAATCAGAATGAATTGATTAACACTCAATTACAGTTGATGGAATATTCTGGTGAAGAACGCATCAACATGATTAAAGCTTTCAACGGTCAAGCTGATGAATTGAATACAGAGCAACTTAAAAAAGCTACTGAATTAACTGAAAAATGGGCGAAAGACGAACAAGCATCTTACAAGGAACGTTTGGACGGATACAAGAAGCTCATGGATCAAATCAAAGGCGAGGATGAAAAATCCGTTAAGGCTCGTGCTGAGATTAAAACTAAAATGGAACAGTTGGAAGCAGAGCATACTGCTAAAATGGAAGCATATAGTCAGAAATGGAATGACTTACAAGGTAGACTTTTGAAGACCTTGAAAGTTAGTCCAGAAGCGTTAACGGGTATCATGAATCAGCTCAAATCACGCGCTGAAGAAATGGGATTAACCTACGATGAAATGGCTATCAAGTTCCAAAATACCTTCTCAAAAGTACAAGAAGGAAATAGCATGTGGGCGCAAACTGCCAAAGATGCAACCGAATCAATGAAGCTTGCAAACACTCAATGGAACGCAATGGTTTGGGATGAAAAGACTGGACAGTTGAAAACAAATGCAGTCGAAGAAGTGCAAAAAGCCCTTGAAGCAGAAGGTGGTTGGGATTCTATGCAGTTCATTCTTAAAGAAGCCAACCTTGAGACCAATGCACGTTTGACGATTGGCGAAGCTTTGGTTGCAAATGGCCAATGGGAACAGCTTTCTCCTGAACAAAAAGAATTAATCGTGAATGGCAAACCTGCAGTACAAGCTATCTTGGATAGCAAAGAGATGATGGCACAATGGAATGCACTACCAACTGAAATAAAAGAAATTCTTGGTAAGAATGAGAGCTTCTTGAGCAGTGCAGAAGGCGCAAAACAAGCACTAACACAATGGAATCTAATGACACCAAGCGAAAAGGCTTTGACTATTAAAGACTTGGCTAGTAGCGATGTCAAAGTGGTTCAAGGTCGCATCGATATGATGACTGGTAAACAGTTACCTATCGAAGCGATTGATAACACAGCAAGTACAGTTGAGTCTGTATTGTACGGTGTAAATTCCATTCAACAAACCAGTCCGATTGATATCAATGCAACAGACCAAACAGGTCCACAATCTGCAGCTGCTTATGCAGGAGTTAATGCAGTAAGACAAGACAGTCCAATTGATATCAATGCTACGAATCAGACACAAGGTGAAGCTAACTCTGCAGAATATGCAGTAAATGCAGTTAGACAAAACGGACCAATCGATATTAACGCACGAGACAATACAAGTGGAGCGATCAATAGCGTATGGTCAGGTTTAGCATCTTTGCCAGCTTTTAAGTTTATTGATATTATCACACGGCATTTTACTGAACGACACGCAAAAGGTACAGATAACCACCCTGGAGGTCTTGCAACAGTCAACGACCAACGCGGTACACTCTATAAAGAGTTGGTAACATTGCCAGACGGAACTTCCTTCATCCCAGAAGGACGTAACGTAGTCTTACCACTTCCTCCAGGTTCAAAAGTCATGCGAGCTGGTAAAACTCGTAGCTTGATGAACCGTTTAGGTATTCCAAACTATGAGAAAGGAATTGGTTTTGAAGATACGAAAATCTCACATCTAAGTAGACGAATTCAAAATGTCAGCGTTCGAAACAGTCAGCGTGGTTATCAGAACACAGCTTATTCTATCGATAGCGGCAATGGTCAAGCAGTTGTCTCTGAATTGGTTAGCTTGAAAGAAAGTGTAGAAAACTTGCTTGGTAGATTGCTTGATAAAGATTTCAATACTTACCTAGACGGTCAAGTTATCGCAGAAAATTCTTATCAATACCAAGGACATATCATGAGAAGGGAGGGTATTTAATGTCAAATTATTTAAAGGTCAATGATTTTACAACAACTGGTTTAAGGAATTGTGTAGTCGTGGACTTTGGAACAATCCGTTCTGCCATTCCTCGTTTCTCTGAACAAACCAAACCATTCGGTATGAATGGTAGCTATAATCAGGAAGAGGGCGCTTTTGAAGATTATGAAAGAACTATTCGTATCTTCTTTGAGCGCTTTTCTGATTTAGCCACCTTGGTAGAGAAATTCAAGGCAGTTGGAAACCAGTTAGAATTCAGTTATCAACCTGATTCGGTGTTCTATGCTGATTTAATAGATACTGAAATCACTCCAAAAGGTATGTATGGCTGGGAATTGGCAATCAAGTTAGACATGCAACCATTCAGATATCCGAAGAATGTCGCACCAGTCATATTAACAAGTGCTGGAACAATTGAGAATATCGGTACAGTCTATTCAGAACCTATCATTGAGATTGAAGGCAATGGAGATGTATCGCTGACTATCGGCAGAAAAACCATGCATTTATCAATCATTGGTAAGGCTACGATTGACTGTCGACAAGGGAAACAGAATATCTACAATGCTAATGGTGCAGTGCAGAACACTCTCAGAAAGCGTGGTGGGTTCTTTGAAATTCCTGTTGGTCGAAGTGGTGTGACTTATACTGGTAACGTGCGTAAGGTGACTATTCGACCCAATTGGAGGTATCTAGTATGATTTATTTAACAGACGGGAATGTACCTCTGAATGCTGCCTATGCTGACGAAATAGTTCAGATAGATAGAAATACCTATCAATTAACATTTAAGTTTCCTACTAACAATGTGTTATGGCAACGACTAAGAGAAGAAACATTCTTAACAGCTGATGATCTACACGGTGAGCAAGACTTTGTTATTTTTGAAGTTGAAAAACAACATGGATATATTCAGGTATATGCTAATCAAGTCATGACCTTGTTAAATCACTATGTCGTTAATCCAATCAATCTTGACAGAGCGACTGGCTCAACCGCTTTAAGTCGATTCGCTGGAAGTATCACTCGTGATAATCCATTCTCGTTCTTCTCAGATATTGATGATAGACATACCTTCAATACTGATACAACGAACGCCATGGAAGCCTTTACCAAGGATAAACACTCTATTCTTGGTCAGTGGGGTGGTGATTTAGTCAGACATGGTTATCAGGTACGGTTATTAAAAAATGGCGGTTCAGAAAATGAATCGCTTTTTATGTACAAGAAAAACCTGTCTAGCTATCAGCACAAGACCTCTACTAAGTCTTTGAAGACTCGCATTACCTTCATCACAACCGTCCGTGGTGAAGGAGAAAACCCAGTAGATAAACATTATAAGGTTGTGGTTGATAGTCCACTCATTAACAAGTACAGTCAAATCTACGAGGATGTTGTAGAAGTCAATGACCAAGATGTCAAGGATGAAGCAAGCCTTAGAGAATACGGTAAGCAGTATTTCAGAACAACATTGTGCGACATGCTTGAAGATAGCATTGAAATTGATGTTATCGGTCAGAGTGATGTACCTGTTCAGATGTTTGATGTAGTGGGTGTTCACCATGAATTCTACGGACTAGATGTTCGTAAGAAGATTACTAAATACACTTACTCCCCGATGGCTAAAAAGCTTAAATCTATCGGTTTCGGTCAGTTTCAATCAGGTCTAGCAAGCGCAATCGGTAATGTGGTTAGTGATGCTTTTAAAAGCGAAAATCAGCATTTTCAAAGCAACTTTGAACGACAACTAGCAAGAGAGCTTAAAAACGCTGACCTTGCTTTTGACCGAAAAAAAGAAGAATTAACCAATCAATTCACAGATGAAGTGAATGCCATTAAAGCCAAAGCAGAAGAAAACAAGCGTTCGTTATCCGAAGAAATCAATCGAAGATTTCATGAGTTTAGTCCGACAGGATTTGACGAAGCTAAAGCAAAAGCAGAAGAAGCCTTGAAAAAATCTGGAGCAAGTGAAGATTTAGCTAAAGAAGCTAAAATAATCGCCAATAACAGCTTGAATAAGCTAAACGATAATGACGATCGATTTGCAGAATACAAACAAGCAGTCAGTGAACGTATAGGAAATCTTTTTAATCGAATGGCTGGCAAGGTCGATCAAGTAGAATTCCAACGTGTCAAAGAAACGGCTCAACTTTACGAGCGAATTTTAGGTGGTGCTGAAAGTGACGTGTCAAACAACGTTTCACGCATGGTTCTGACTAACCAAGTGTTTCAGACAGAGGTTGGAAAATATGTAACAGACGATAACAACTTGATTGTCAATTCAATGACAATGGATAAGCACACGCTTATCGGTAACAACAACCCGAAAGCAAGCGTATCTGTCGCAGATGGTATTTTTACAATCAAAGCGAAAGGGCTTACTGGTTATAATTGGTCAGGATTCTCACTACCTATTTATGTTAAAAAAATCTATCGAGATGAAACCTACACACTCGGATTTAAGTATCGCATTAGAGAATATCCAGACAGTTCTTTTGCTTTTAATGTCAAGAATCACGGTTTAAATAAAATCCTTTTATCGTCTGACATCGGCAAAAATAGACCACCACTAAACGAGTGGCAGGAATTTCAAAAGACTTTCACAGTTCAAGAGGATTTTGCTTTTGGTGAAGATGCAAATTATCCATTTTATATTTACCTTGCTAAAAATGGTTGGATTGAGTTCAAAGAACCTATTCTTGTCAGAGGTAGTAGAACAGGAACTTACAAGCCAAGCCAATTTGACGACGCGTACAAGATCACAGACGAAGCTAAAGGACTTGCTACGGATGCACAGACAAGAGCGATACAGATTGCTCAAGGTTTGGAAGCAACACGGACACAAGTAACGCAACTTGCGGGTTCATACGCTATCCAAAATTTGAATAGCGCTGGCGATATCATTAATGGTATCAATTTCGCTGCTAATGGTAGTAACCGTATCATTGGTAAGGCCACTCACATCACAGGTGACACCTTGATTGATAATGCAGTTATTAAGTCGGCAATGATTGATAAGCTCAAGACTGCTAACTTTGAAGCTGGTTCAGTCACTACTACTATCTTAGGAGCTGAAGCAGTCACGGCTGAAAAAGTAAAATTTGACACTGCATTCATCCAAAGACTAGTTTCACAACAAGCATTCATTGATGAGTTGTTCGCTAAACAGGCGACCATTACTAGAGTTCAGTCAATTGATTTCACTGGTAATAATATCAAAGGTGGTAAAATTTCATCTCTAAACGGTGTTACAGATTTTGACTTGCAAACTGGCTGGATTGATATGAACAAGGAAGCCGTCGGAATACGAAATAGATTCCCTGGAAAACCTATGCAATTCCTTGTTTTTGGTCAAGGCTCACTTAATGGGGTTGACGGTGCATATACTCAACTTATGAGTAACCGTAACGGAGTTACAGGGATTGAACATACTTCGGCAGGTATTCAAATCTGGAACGGTAGGCAAGGCGAAAATATTCAGACAGCTATTACATTTTATGGAAAATTGATGGACTTTATGCCAAATTCGCTAGGTGGTGGAATTACCGTGAACACCGAAAACCGTACAATTTCAAATTTGGATAATATTTATTTCCGTGGAACATCTTTAGCGACAATCCTAGATTTAATTGACAAGAACTTCATAGGTATTGAAAAACATTTTAAACATAATAAACTCGGCGCTCCTGGACGTTATACTATTAGAATTTAGAAAGGTAGAACATGAACACACAAGATAAAGTTATTAACAATTTAGCAATTCAACTTGCTAATAAGACAATTACAGAAGCATTTAGCACTACTGAACGCGATGAGGCACAAGCACAACTTCAAGAAGCTAATAGCCAACTTGAAAAAATCAACAAGGTCTTACAGTCAAATGAAGAATTAAAGGCTCTATTTGACAAAGTGGCAGAAGAATTAGACAAACCAAAGGAAGAAGGGTAATATATGACATTTAAAGTAGTAAATAAATACTTACAAGACAACAACCGTACTTTCGTTGCTATCCGACAAGAAAATCCATATACGGCTTTTGACCGTGTTTTGATTGGCGACCGTGTGAACGAATCAGATGAGGTGCTTATCCAAGCGGTACTCGGTCAAGTCGCTACTGAATTAAATCCGGCGGACGGGGTGAAGAAGCTTCAAGAAGATTTGCATACTCAGGCTCAAGAATATGAAGTCAAGCTCGCTGAGAAAGATACAAAAATCGCAGAAGTTAAGGCAGTAGCAGATTGGGCAGTACTAGTTCGTGTAACAGATGTAGATAACCCACTAGACCCTACTTTATTCAAGCGTGGACTTGAACTTGTCGACCTTGGTCAAAGTGGAAAAACTTACAAATCGCAAGAAATTTTCACGCTTGAAAATCCAAACCACGTTGAGAAATTCCAAGAAGGCCAACGTGTCATGGTTCAAGTGAACGAAGAATTCACTTATCAGGGGCAAACGTTGGAAGAACTAAAAGACCTTGAGAAAAATGGTAAACTGGGCATCTGGAATTGGACTGAACCAAAACCAGAGAACCAATCTAGCGAGCTAGACACTCAACCTGTTCAATAAGAGGTGATATATGCAAGATTTAGCATTTCATGAATTATTAGAGCACCTCAAAAATTTATCTTACAGTCCATACATCCACTTTTTCTTTTGGCTGATGGTTTTAGATATTGTGACAGGTTACATCAAGGCATTCAAGACTAAGCGTTTTGATAGCAAAATTGGAACAATGGGATTGATTAGACACTTCATTGTTTTCGCAGTCATCTTGCTTGTTGCCATGTATGCCCGTTCCCTTGGTTTCCGTAGCTTCGGGATTGCTTGGACCATGTTTTTCTCATTCAATTATCTATTTTCAGTTATTGAAAATTGGGAGATGATTGGGCTAGCATTTCCAGAATTCCTAAAACCGTATATCAATCAAATCAAAAAAGACAACGCTCGTAAGATAGGTCAGTTATTGGTCAACATTGACCAAAAAGACAAAGTAGAAATTGAAGTAAAGGAGAAAGACGATGCAACAAATTAACGAAATCATCATCAATGGAGCAATTAGTATTCTGGTAATTTTGACTGGAATCGCAGTTAAAACTGTCAAAGAATATTTGATTAAAAAAGGCGGTGAACAGACTGTCAAGATCGTTGAAATCTTGGCTAAAAATGCGGTCAATGCAGTTGAACAAGTATCCGCAGAAACTGGTTACAAGGGTGAGGAGAAGCTGGAACAAGCTCGAACCAAAATCCGTGCAGAACTTAGCAAGTACAACATTCACATGAATGATAGTGACCTCGATACATTCGTTGAGTCAGCGGTCAAGCAAATGAACGATGCTTGGAAAGGACAGTAAAAATGGCAGTAAATATTGAAACAGCTATTGCTTGGATGCGAGCAAGACAAGGAAATGTGACTTATAGCATGGATCATCGTGATGGACCTTATTCATATGATTGTTCATCATCTGTATACTATGCATTGCGAGAAGCTGGGGCAGTATCTGCTGGTTGGGCGGTCAATACTGAGTATGAGCACGACTGGCTTATTAAAAACGGTTATGAGCTTATCGCTGAGAATACAGAGTGCACCGCTCAGCGTGGAGATATCTTCATCTGGGGCAAGCGTGGTGCTAGTGCTGGAGCGTTCGGGCATACTGGTATGTTCATTGACTCAGTCAACATCATTCATTGTAACTATGCTTATAATGGTATCTCTGTCAATGAACATGACGAACGCTGGCTATATGCTGGACAACCATATTTTTATATCTACCGCTTGGCCAATCCAAACGCTCAACCTGAAGAACCTAAAAAAGGGTGGCAAGAAGATGATAAGGGCTACTGGTACGCTAGAGTTAATGGATCATATCCTAAGGAAGAGTTTGAGTACATTGAGGAAAACAAATCATGGTTCTACTTCAATGCAGAAGGATATATGGTTGCTGAAGACTGGGTGAAATACACTGACGGCAAGTGGTATTGGTTCGACAAAGACGGATACATGGCTACAAGTTGGAAGAAAATTGGTGGTGCATGGTATTACTTTAACCGTGACGGTTCAATGCAAACCGGCTGGGTGAAATACTACGACAAGTGGTATTACCTCGATGCAACAAATGGCGACATGAAATCTGATTGCTTCGTCAAATACAATGATGGCTGGTACTTGCTACTTCCTGACGGTCGCATGGCTGATAAGCCTGAGTTTACAGTAGAGCCTGACGGTCTCATCACAACTAAATAAAATAAAGCATAGAAAGGCTTTCAAAATTTAATTACACTAACCGCTGGCAATCGCTGGCGGTTTTTTTGTTTGGTCTTAAAAAGGGGCAAAAAAGGGGCATAAGGTGTAAACTTTTATATTTTTATGGTAAAAATTATATGTAGTTTAACTCTTATTTATGCTTATTTTATCGGTTTTTTGACTCATCTCTGCTTTTATATATGATGAAGTTCAGTTACTCTTAAATAATAGAGCGACTACATTTGTAGCTTAAAAACATGATTAAACCGCTATTCTTAGGAGTAGCGGTTTTTCTTTGTTTATTCTTTAGTATAAAATAATTTTACTTTTTAATTGCATTTTGTTATAATAGACGCAAGAAAGAATATCTTATCGGTAGATCCTAAGCGAGCCTGAGATAGTGAGAGTCAGGTGATTGAGAGATAAGTGTGGCGCTTTTGGTTTTTTAATAAAGATAATGAAGTAATAAATTAGGGTGGAACCGCGTTTCTGACGCCCCTAGTCGCAAGGCTTGGGTGTTGAAATTCGGTTCTTTTTGAATTCGTCTAATGCCTAAGTAGAAAGGAGTACAATGCTTAAAGGATCTTGTTTATGTAAAGCAGTGACTTACACTCTGGATGAGGAATTATCTGAATTAGTTTTTTGCCACTGTTCATTCTGTCGGAAAGCAACTGCGTCTGCTTATACAGTTAATGCCAAAGTTAGCAGTAAAAATCTAGTATTGCATGGAAAAGAAAAGCTTGTTACGTATAGTTCTTCTCCAGGAAAACAGCGTTATTACTGCCAGAACTGTTATAGTCAAATTTTCACTGTTCAAGAAAATATACCAGAAGTCTGTGCTTTGAAATTAGGTACAATAGATGAATGCGATCAGAATTTACAAAATGTTCCTAAACGTCATATTTTTCAGGACCCAGCCTTTTCTTGGTTGCTTGATAAATAAATATAAGAAGATAATATAAATTAAAGGAGTAAACAATGTCTAAAAAATTGACTTTCCAGGAAATCATCCTTACTTTGCAACAATACTGGAATGACCAGGGTTGTATGCTCATGCAGGCTTATGATAATGAAAAGGGTGCGGGAACAATGAGTCCTTATACTTTCCTTCGTGCTATTGGCCCTGAACCATGGAATGCGGCTTATGTAGAGCCATCTCGTCGTCCTGCTGACGGTCGTTACGGAGAAAACCCAAATCGTCTCTACCAACACCACCAATTCCAAGTGGTTATGAAGCCATCCCCATCAAATATCCAAGAGCTTTACCTTGAGTCTTTGGAAAAATTAGGTATCAATCCATTGGAACACGATATCCGTTTCGTTGAAGATAACTGGGAAAACCCATCAACTGGTTCAGCTGGTCTTGGATGGGAAGTGTGGCTTGATGGTATGGAAATCACTCAGTTCACTTACTTCCAACAAGTCGGTGGTTTGGCAACTGGTCCTGTTACTGCTGAGGTAACCTATGGGCTAGAACGTTTGGCTTCCTATATCCAGGAAGTAGATTCTGTTTATGATATCGAATGGGCTCCAGGAGTTAAATATGGAGAAATCTTCCTTCAGCCAGAATACGAGCACTCAAAATACAGCTTTGAAGTTTCAGACCAAGATATGCTTCTTTCTAACTTCGAGAAATTCGAAAAAGAAGCAGGACGTGCTTTGGAATTAGGCCTTGTGCACCCAGCCTATGACTACGTTTTGAAATGTTCACATACCTTCAACTTGCTTGATGCTCGTGGAGCGGTGTCAGTTACAGAGCGTGCCGGTTACATTGCCCGCATCCGTAACTTGGCCCGTGTCGTAGCCAAAACCTTCGTCGCAGAACGTAAGAAACTCGGTTACCCACTTCTAGATGAAGCCACCCGCGCCAAACTCCTTGCAGAAGAGGAAGAATAGACAGAATTACGGGAATAAATGACTGAAAGTCGACCGTAGGTCGCTAAATAAAACAAGACCGCTGTAGTGAAAGTCGGATAAGAATTTTCTTATCCGGTTGGGGAACTGACGAGACTTAAGGCTTGGCAGTTAGCAATGAAACCGAAGGTTTGCTTGCGTCCCCCACTACTAAAGGTCTTGTTGAAGAAAATTATGTGTAAAGGAAAAAACATGACAAAAAACTTATTAGTAGAACTAGGACTTGAAGAGTTACCAGCCTACGTTGTCACACCAAGTGAAAAACAACTGGGTGAAAAAATGGCAGCCTTCTTGGATGACAACCGCCTTTCATATGAAGGGATTCAAACATTTTCAACTCCTCGACGTTTAGCAGTCCGGGTACTTGGTTTAGCTGACCAACAGACAGATTTAACAGAAGATTTTAAAGGACCTTCTAAGAAAATTGCTTTGGATGCAGAAGGAAATTTTTCTAAAGCAGCAGAAGGGTTTGTTCGTGGAAAAGGATTGACTGTAGAAGATATCGAATTCCGTGAAATTAAAGGTGAAGAATATGTTTATGTAACAAAACATGAAGCAGGAAAGCCAGCTAAGGATGTTTTGGTAGGTGTCGCAGATGTTTTAGCTGGCTTAACATTCCCAGTTAGCATGCATTGGGCAAATAACAGTTTTGAATATATCCGTCCAGTGCATACATTGATAGTCCTATTGGATGAAGAAGCTCTTGATTTGGATTTCTTGGATATTCACTCTGGACGAGTTAGCCGTGGACATCGTTTCTTGGGTCACGATGTAGAAATTCAGCATGCAGATACTTATGAGAGTGACTTACGAAAGGTATTTGTTATTGCAGATAGCACTGAGCGTGAAAATATGATTCGTGAGCAGATCAAGACTATTGAAGCAGAAGAAGGAGTTAAAGTTCAAATTGAGGAAGGACTTTTAAACGAAGTCTTAAACTTGGTCGAATATCCAACTGCTTTTATGGGTAATTTTGATCCTAAGTACTTAGAAGTTCCAGAAGAAGTTTTGGTTACTTCAATGGAAACTCATCAACGCTACTTTGTTGTTCGTGATCTTGATGGAAACCTAAGACCAAACTTCATTTCAGTTCGTAACGGAAATGCTGAACACTTGGAAAATGTTGTTCGAGGAAATGAGAAAGTCTTGGTTGCCC